ACATCAGAGGATCCTGCATCGTCCCTCACACGTGACCTATGCTAAATGCGAATGATTCCTATTTAGATCTAGATAGTAAGTACACTTATGACTTTGAAGTGAGTGCTTACTAACTTCAGAGCATCTACAAAGTAAGCACTAACTAACTTCATAGGGGGGGAGGGTCATCGTAGGTATGAATATTATTGTAGGAGCCTCTGAAGTTCACAAAAAGAAGAATATAGACCAGCAGAGTAATCAGAGATAACCCTATGATTCGTAAGGCTAAAGTAGAACTTCAAAGTACAAACCAGACACCCTTGAAAAGGGGAACGTCTAAGTTAACATATATGTGACTGTAATCACACAAAAGAAGAAATATATGTGTACACAACAATAAAAGCTTGACAAATAGACAAAAGTATGATACAATATTCTTCATAGGATATAATTGAGTTTACTAAGAAGCCTGACCCCACTTCTAAGTTAGTCTGAGATGTATAGCCGAAGGCGTACACCCTAGTAGGGGAACATAGTAGTTAAAACACACTTAGATTAATTTAAGTTGTATTAAATACATACTTTATAAGTAAATTAATATTATGTCTTTATAACTTAAATATAATGTCTTAGTACTCTATAGTACTATACTTAGAAAGTCTCCCTGATAGAGGACAAAGACGAACGAAATGACTAAACCAACAGGTAATAAGATAGGTCGAACATCCACTAAGGCTTTAAAGTCTATAGGTGAGAACCGTAGTGTAGGTAGACCTAAAGGTGATGCAGCCATCATCAATGAATATAAGCTTAGAATGCTTAACTCACCTAAGAGTGCTAAGGTTCTAGAAGCTATTTATGATGCAGCATTGAATGATGAACATAAGAATCAAGCAGCAGCGTGGAAGTTAATTGTTGATAGGATTGTCCCAGTAAGTGTCTTTGAGGCACAGAAGTCAGGTAACAATACACCAACAGTGTCTATCAACATTACAGGTCTTACATCTCCAACAATGGTAAGTACAAGTGACGAAGAGGTCATAGATGTCTGAACTTAACTTCCAACTGCTTAAGTGGCAACAGAGTGTCTTTAAAGATACTACTCGCTTTAAAGTTGTAGCTGCAGGTAGACGTTGTGGTAAGTCAAGGCTGTCAGCTATATCGTTACTGATTGAAGGTTTAAACTGTCCTGAAGGCTCAGCTGTGATGTACATAGCACCTACCCTAGGACAAGCTAGAACGATTATGTGGGACTTACTGCATGAGCTGGGTAGACCAGTCATCAAAGCAAGTCACATCAATAATCTTGAGATAACCTTAATCAATGGTAGGAAGATTCTAGTACGAGGTGCAGATAACCCAGATAGTCTCCGAGGTGTCTCACTGACCTTTGTAGTACTTGATGAGTGTGCTTTCGTTAAAGAAGATACGTGGCAGAAAATCATACGAGCTTCACTGTCAGACAAAAAGGGTAGAGCTTTATTTATCTCAACACCATCAGGTCGTAACTGGTTCTATGACATCTTTAAGCTAGGTAGCTTTGAAGACAAGGCTGACCAGATAGATGAAGAATGGAAGTCATGGCACTTCACAACAGCTGACAATGAGACTATTGATCCTAAGGAAGTTGAGGCTGCAAAGAGAACACTGAGTTCTTTTGCATTCAAGCAGGAATACCTGTCTAGCTTTGATACTGCAGGTGCAGATGTCTTCAAAGAGGAATGGTTCAAGACTGCTGAAGAACCTCAGTTTGGTACATACATTGTAGCCATTGACTTAGCTGGCTTTGAAGAGGTTGGTAAGAATGCAGGTGCATCTAAGAAGAGATTAGATGAGACAGCTATTGCTGTAGTTAAGCTTGAGGACAATGGTGATTGGTGGGTTCACAAGATACAGCATGGTAGGTGGGACATTAGAGAGACTGCAGTTAACATCTTGAAGGTGGTTAGAGACTTCCAGCCTACAAGCATTGGTATTGAGCGAGGAGCATTGAAGAATGCTGTACTGCCCTACCTAAATGACTTGATGAGAAAGAATAACATCTATGCTCACATACAGGATTTAACTCACGGTAATAAGAAGAAGACTGATAGGGTTGTCTGGAGCTTACAAGGTCGTATGGAACATGGAAGGGTATCCTTTAATGAGAAAGAAGACTGGAGTGAGTTTAGAGATCAATTAGTGATGTTCCCCACAGCTGGTGTACATGATGACTTGGTAGATGCTTTAAGTTACATTGACCAGTTAGCTATCACAAGCTACAACACAGACTACGAAGATGATGACTACGAAGTCTTAGACGTTATATCAGGTTATTAAAAGGAAAACTTATCATGGCTAAAACTGGTTTGTTATCATCTGATAATAAAAAAGATACTGAACTTACTGGTGCAAGTAGTTTAGTTGATTTTTTGTTGCAGAAATTAAGACCAGACTTGTTTCCAACAGCTGCAAAAACATTAATTGAAACAGCCCAAGGCAATAAAGAGCCTATAACTGAAAAGAATTTTACTCCTGAAGAATTGAAGATATTACAAAAACTTATTGAATCTACAAATGAAAAAGGTAATGTTCAATATCCTGATTACTATCAGTTAATGAAAAAACAACAAAAAGAAAAAGGAACAATTCCTGCATCTTTTATGCCTTCAATAACATCAATGTTAGACCCTATTGGAAACATACAAACAACATTAGGTCGTTTTACGTACTCAAGAGATGCAGATGGAAATTTAATTATTGTTGATAAGTATGATTTTAATAAGCCAAGTAATCTTGGTGGAATGTATGGTTTGCTTAGAAATTATGCAGGGGAAAAAATACCTACTGGATCTGGAAGAGATGTTAAAATTAATCTTGGTAAAGTCCCTGTAGCTGAACCACAATCTGTACAATTTAAAGACCCTTTTAAAGACACAACAAGGTAACATTATGGCTCTAACTAATGATAAGTTTGACGAGAAAAACAGTACTCAGTTTCCGGACGGTACGTCCTTTGAGGAACCTACAGAGACTGAGAAAGAACTAACTTCATGGATTACGCAGCACATTACTCGCTGGCGTGACCACCGAGATGCTAACTACATGGACTTGTGGCAGGAGTATGAGCGAGTCTTCCGTGGTATCTGGGCTTCTGAGGATAAGACTCGTGAGTCAGAGCGTTCACGTATCATCTCACCAGCTACACAGCAAGCCATTGAGACTCGTCACGCTGAGATCATGGAAGCTATCTTTGGTCAGGGTGAATTCTTTGACATCTCAGATGACGTTAAAGATGTTAACGGTAATCCCTTTGATGTTGAACAAATCAAGGTTCAACTGCATGAAGACTTTAAGAGAGACAAGATTAAGAAAGCTATTGACCAGATTGAGTTGATGGCTGAGATTTATGGTACAGGTATTGGTGAAATCATTGTTAAGACTGAGAAAGAATACATCCCAGCTACTCAAGCGATTCCCGGCATTGCTAACGCAGCTGCCATTGGAGTTCAAGAGAAGGATCGTATTGCCGTTAAGATCAAACCAGTTAACCCTAAAAACTTCCTTATTGATCCTAATGCTGATTCCATTGACGATGCTATGGGCGTTGCTATCGAGAAGTACGTATCCATTCACAAGATTGTTGAAGGTATTGAGAGAGGCATTTACAAGAAGGTAGACATCACCACAGCAGCTGAAGATGAAGACTTAGAAGTAACGCAAGACTTGAAGACTTATCAAGATGATAAGGTTAAGCTGATTACATATTATGGTTTAATTCCTCGTGAGTACTTGGATGGTGAAGAGTCAACCGAGTATGCTGAACTGTTCCCTGAAGGCTCAGCAGCTGAAGACTACTCAGACTTGATTGAAGCTATTGTCGTTATTGCCAATGACTCAATCTTGCTCAAGGCTGAAGCTAATCCGTACATGATGAAGGATCGTCCAGTTATTGCCTACCAAGATGATACAGTCCCCGGTAGATTCTGGGGTCGAGGTACAGCTGAGAAAGCCTACAATATGCAGAAGGCTATTGATGGTCAGCTTCGTGCTCACATGGACTCTCTAGCCCTCACCACAGCTCCAATGATTGCAATGGATGCTACTCGTCTTCCACGTGGTGCTAAGTTTGAGATTAAGCCCGGTAAGGCTATCTTGACCAATGGCTCACCTTCTGAGATCTTGTATCCCTTCAAGTTCGGTCAGACTGATGGCAATGCAGTTGCAGCAGCGCAGAACTTTGAACGTATGCTTCTACAAGCTACAGGCACAGTTGACAGCGCAGGTATGCCCTCTAACGTACCTCGTGACGCAGGTGCTGGCGGTATGTCAATGGCTATGGCTGGCATCATCAAGAAGTACAAGCGTACATTGAGTAACTTCCAAGAAGACTTCATGATCCCGTTCATTAACAAGGCTGCATTCCGTTATATGCAGTTTGACAGTGAGCGTTATCCCTCAGTTGACATGACATTCATCCCAACAGCTACCTTGGGTATCTTGGCACGAGAGTTTGAACAACAACAGATGATTGGTTTGTTGCAGACACTTGGCCCAAATACTCCAGTATTGCCATTGATCCTCAAAGGTATCCTGCAGAATAGTTCATTGTCTAACCGTGGTGAACTGATGCAAGCTTTGGAGCAGATGTCACAGCCTAATCCACAGGCTGCTGAGGCTCAACAGATGCAACAACAGGCTGCAATGGAGCTGGCACAGGCTCAAGTGGCTGATCTGCAGTCTAAAGCTCAGAAACAGTCAGCTGAAGCTCAGAAGACCATGATGGAAGCTCAGATGATCCCTGAAGAGCAGCGTGTAAAGCTAGTTCAGGCTGCAGCAACTAACCTAGACAATGGTGGTGACTTTGAGAAACGTCTGAAACTGGCTGACATTATGCTCAAAGAGAAGAGTGTTGACCTGAAAGCTGCTGATATAGCTTCAAATGAGCGTATTGCAAACCTTCAGATGATGAATAAATCACGTAAATAACAAAATAGTTAACAAAAGGCTTGACAAAGTGTTGTTTTTATGCTACAATAACACTTATATAAGCTAATTAATAGAAAGGTTCTCCTTAAATGGAAAAAGACCTACAAGTTTACTACGAAGAAACCTTTAATACCATGAGTACTAAGGGTTGGGGCTTCTTAATTGAAGACTTTGAAGAGATTAAGGCTAGTTTAAACGATATTTCTACTGTCAACGATACACAAACACTTTATTATCGTAAAGGACAGTTAGATATTCTTGAATTGGTTTTAGGGCGTAAGGCTGTGTGTGAGAAGGTATATGAGGACTTACAACAATGAAACGGTTGTACGACTTCCAGTGCCCTAACGATCACATAACTGAATCGCTGGTAGATAGCGATCATACCACTGCAAAATGCAAAGTATGTAGTAAGGACGCTATCAGGCTCATTTCAGCTCCTACCATTGGGTTAGATGCCATATCTGGCGACTTCCCCGGTGCAACGGCTAAGTGGGCTGCTGTGAGAGCTGACAGGCTCAAGCAGGAACAAAAGAGAGGATCTGAGTAGCTTCAGGCAACCCAATTTTATTTTGAAATTATCCTGTAATCCATCACACGTGGACAGGGAAAGGTTAGGTATGGCTTTAATTGATAGTAATGAGGAACTAGGTAACGTTAGTGAGATAGAAGCTGAGGACTTTAAACAACAGTCCACGACAAGCGTACAACAAACTCAACAACCTGCAGAGCAAGCTCCAGAGATCCCTGAGAAGTACAAGGGGAAGAATCTTGAAGACATTGTTCGTATGCACCAAGAGGCTGAAAAGCTAATCGGTAGGCAAGCACAGGAAGTTGGTGAAGTTAGACGTTTAGCTGATGATCTCATTAAACAGAGCATAGCTCAAAAGAATCAACAAGCACAACCACAAGCGGTGGAAACACCACAAGAGATTGATTTCTTTGAAGATCCGCAGAGTCACGTTAATCGTGCTGTAGCGAATCATCCTGACGTAATTGCCGCTAAACAGGCATCACAGCAGTTAAAGCAAATTCAGACACAAGCAATGCTCAACAAGAAGCATCCTGACTTTGCAGAGATTGTACGTGATGGTGAGTTTATTGAGTGGGTTAAAGCTTCTCCAATGAGGCTCAACATCTACGCAATGGCAGATGCTAATTATGATTTTGGTGCAGCTGATGAACTTCTCTCTACATTCAAACAGATTCGTACATCTAAGACACAACAAACTACTGATGCAGGTAACGCTGTTCGCAAACAGAACCTTAAAGCAGCTGGTGTCGATGTTGGTGGAACTGGAGAGTCTTCTAAGAAAGTATATCGTCGTGCCGACCTTATCCGGCTACGTATGACAGATCCTGACCGTTATGAGGCACTGCAACCTGAGATTATGGCTGCGTACTCTGAAGGCAGGGTAAAATAATTTAATTTAATTCACATCAGGAGAATTTTAAAATGGCATTAGGAACAGATCACGTAACGAGTAGTACAGCAGCAACGTTTATTCCAGAAGTTTGGAGTGACGAGATTGCTGCTGCGTACAAAAAGAGCTTGGTTGCAGCTAACCTAGTTAAGAAGATGAGCTTCAAGGGCAAGAAAGGTGACGTAGTTCACATTCCAGTCCCTGCACGTGGCAATGCTTCTGCTAAGGCAGCTTCTACACAAGTAACATTGATTGCAGCTACTGAAACTGAAGTTACAATCTCTATCAACAAGCACTACGAATATTCACGTTTGATTGAGGATATCGTCGAAGCCCAAGCATTGTCTAGCCTCCGTCAGTTCTACACTGATGATGCTGGTTACTCTTTGGGTCGTCAAGTTGATACTGACTTGGTAAACTTGGGTCAACAGTTCAATGTTTCAACAGCTGGTGCAGGTAACTTCCGCTACGCTGGTGCTTTCATTGGTGGTGATGGCTCTACAGCCTTTGACTACACAGCTAACACCAATGCTGGTAATGCTTCAGCTTTGACAGCTGCTGGCATTCGTCGTACAATTCAGCGTCTTGATGACAGCGATGTTCCTATGGACAACCGCTTCTTCTTGATTCCCCCAAATGTACGTAACACTATCTTGGGTTTGACTGAGTTCACAACTTTCAACAGCGTTGGTGAAGCTGGTTCTGCTAACAGCATCCGTAACGGCATGATTGGTGACATCTATGGTGTTCCAGTCTACGTTTCGTCCAATGCTGGCACAGCTAAGTCTGCTGCTGATGGTACTGGTACTAGCTTGGGTCGTGTGTGCTTGATGGCTCACAAAGACTCTATGGTTCTGGTTGAGCAAGTTGGTGTCCGTTCACAGACTCAGTACAAACAAGAGTACCTCGGTACATTGTTCACAGCTGATACTTTGTACGGTTGCGCTGAGCTGCGTAACTACGGTGGCGTTGCCCTCGTGGTTCCTGTCTAAGTAGACTAACTAGGTTCCCTGTACTCACGAGGTATAGGGAGCCTTTTTAATGTATTAAATGTAGTACATCAGAAAGGTTAACAGCAATGAAATTCAAATGTATTCAATCAGGTAACACAGTAGAGTTCTTCCAAGAGCATGAGATCGCTGAGATGCGTAAACATACTGGATACACTGAAGTACCTGTAGAAGTAGTTGAAGCACCTAAAGCAACTAAGAAAACAGTAGTAAAGCAAGATGAAACCAATATCGACGGGTAATGTTCTTACTGCTGCAACGCAGACTACTCTGTTTACAGTACCTACTGGTTATTATGCTAGGTGGCCTCTTTGTTACGTTGTAAACCACTCAGGTAATAATAAGTTTATTGATGTTGTGTGGTATGACGCAAGTACAGCAACTGAAGTTCACGTATTAGATAACTATGTGTTAAGTACTACTCAGTTTATTAAATTTAATGATGGTGCTTATATTGTTCTTGAAGAGGGCGATCAAGTTCGAGCAACTTCTGAGACTGGCTCTACAATGAATATTATCAACACGTTTGAGTTATACAGAAAAGGCGAATAAATCATGGCAGCTCCTCAAGCACTGACACCTGAGCAGATACAGCAGATTATCGCTGCAGGTCGTGGTAATACAGTCAATATTGGTGGTACTTTGTATGGTGGTAACTGGGCTGACATTGGAGATGGTGAATCCCGTCAAGAAGGTGCTCTTGCAGGTATTACTGGTTCTACAGGTATAGACGCAGCAGGGCAACCTTTTTACTCCTATGATCCTACAGGTGCTCTTACAGGGCAAGGTACAACTAAGGCAAGTCAATCATTCTTTGGTGGTCTTGGAGACGCTCTTTCAGACCCTGTAGTTATAGCTGCTTTATTAGGTGGAGCAGGAGCCGCAGGAATGTTTGGTGGAGGTGCTGCAGGTGCTGCTGGTCTAACAGCTTCAGAGCTGGCTGCTGCTGATATGGCTCTAGGAGGTGTTGGCGGTACTCTAGGAGCTGAAGCTTTAGCAGGTGCAGCTACAGCAGGTGCAGGAGCCAGTGCTCTCTCAAGTTTAACACCTACACAAATTGCTAACTTAGCTAAAGCTGGTATTAACGTAGCTGGACTATTAGGAGCTACTAACGCTATCTCTAACATGGGTGGTGGTAATACATCAACTGCTACTCCTATCACTTACTCAGGTGGTGGTGCTGGTGGTTACTCTCCAGAGTACTTCAGTCAACTACAAAGTAACTACAATAGCTTGATGCCCGGAGTACCTCGTGACGTTGCAAGCCCATTGCAGAACTGGTACTCAACTGAGTTTAATCCCGGTGCTTCTGTAACTGGTAGTTTGTTTGGTGGCATGACAGGTGGTACTACAGCAGGTGGGATGACTCCTACAACTCTTAAACCTGTAACTCCTCCAGTTGTTAAGCCTCCAGTAGTACCTCCTGTAGTTCCTCCGGTGGTTCCTCCTGTAGTTCCTCCGGTAGTTCCTCCGGTGGTAACTCCTCCGGTGGTTGTCAATCCCGGCTCAGCTGGCTATCAGTATGCTACAAATCAACTAGGTTTAACACCTGCTGCGTATCTGAACAACATTAATCAATGGATTATTGATAATCCTAGAGCTACTAGAGCTGAAATTGATTCTGTAATGTCTCAAGCGGGTGTTAGTCAAGCTGACTTACAAGAAGCTCTACGTACCACAACATTCTCAGATGCTACTAAGTATGCCCTGACAAGTGGTGGAAGCCTTGGTGATTTAAACAATATTATCACTAACTATATTGAACAGAATCCTACAGCTACTAATGAGCAGATTCAAGCACAGCAAACTCAGTATGGTATTTCAGACCAAGACATAGAACGAGCTATGACAGCTTTGAATTCATCAGCTGGTAAAGAGTATGCTGTTATCAATGACATGGGATTGAATCAATATTATCAGAACATTGCAAACCAAGCTCAATCAGGTATCTCAGCTCAGGAAGCAGCAGCTCAAATGCAACAATACGGTATAAGCCCTGCAGATGTTGCACAAGCTTATAGCTTATTTGCCCCTTCTGGTGGTTTAACATTAAATGATGTCTTAGCTGCTTACAACAAATAATCTTAGGAACTTACATGGCAACAATCATCACAAAGAATAGCAGTACAGCATCTGCTACTCCTGCAGCAGGTGACTTAACTAAGGGTGAGTTAGCTGTTAACGTAACAGATAAGAAGCTGTACACCAAAGACAACTCAAGTACAGTTGTTAGGATTGTAGGTTCCTTAGGTAATCAAGAAGCTTCAGCAGCTGCCATTACAGGTGGTACTGTTGCTGGAGTAGCTCAAACTGGTGGTACGATTAACAATACTCCCATTGGTGGTACTACAGCTGCAGCAGTTACAGGTACTACAATTACAGCCAACACTGGCTTTGTAGGTGCTTTGACTGGAGCTGTGACTGGTAACACTACAGGTACACATACAGGTGCTGTCACTGGTAACGTCACAGGTAACTTAACAGGGAACGTAACAGCTTCAACAGGTACTTCAACGTTCAACAATGTAACCATTAACGGTACATTGGACATGGACAGTGGTACTGCAGCAACCATTACAGGTCTTCCAACACCTACTAACTCAGGTGATGCAGCTAATAAGTCCTATGTAGATACAGCCATCAGTAATCTTATTGGTACAGCTCCTTCAACATTGGATACTTTAGGTGAGATCTCTGATGCTCTAAATGATGATGCTAATATTGCAGCTACACTGACTACAGCTATTGCAGGTAAGCTTGCACTGACTGGCGGTACTATGTCAGGTGCTATTGCAATGGGTACGTCTAAGATTACTGGCTTAGGTACTCCAACTGCAAACACAGATGCAGCCACTAAGGGCTATGTAGATAGTTCAGCTGCTGGTGGTCTACCTTTGTCTGGTGGAACAATGACAGGTAACATTGTCATGGGAGCTAACAAAGTAACATCTACAGCTACACCAACAACCAACGATGACCTTACACGTAAGGCTTATGTTGATAGTATCTTAGGTAGTGCAACTTCAGCAGCTACATCAGCAGCAGCTGCAGCAACTTCAGAGACTAATGCTGGTAACTCAGCCTCTGCAGCTTCATCGTCAGCCTCTGCAGCCAGTGCATCAGCATCCTCAGCTGCAGCGTCCTATGATAGCTTTGATGATCGCTATCTTGGCCCTAAGTCCTCAGCTCCATCAGTAGATAATGATGGTAATACACTCTTAACAGGTGCTATCTACTGGAACTCAACATCATCTAATCTATGGGTGTGGACTGGTTCAGTATGGTCACAAGCTACTCTAACAGCTGGCTCCTTTGCTACATTAGCAGGTTCTGAGACTCTTACCAATAAGACTATTACCTTTGCTGACAATACGCTAACCAATGTTGCAAGCCTTAACACAGCACAGACCTTTACAGGCACTAAGACATTCTCAGGCACATCGTCTACCCAAGCCATTGTCCTAAACGATGCAGCAGAGGTAGCAACAGTATCAGCAACTGCGGCTACTGGAACGATTAACTACGACATTACAACTCAGTCAGTCTTGTACTACACAAGTAACGCAAGTGCTAACTGGACTGTTAACTTCAGAGGCTCTAGCGGTACATCATTGAATACTTTGATGAGTACAGGTCAATCAATGACTGTGGCTTTCTTGGTTACTCAAGGCTCTACTGCTTACTACAACTCTGCTGTTCAAGTGGATGGTACGACTTCTGGTGTGACTACTAGATGGTTAGGTGGTGCGCCTACTGCGGGTAATGCTAGTGGCATCGATTCGTACCGCTATCTTTTGATAAAAACAGGTAGTGCGACTTTCACAGTCTTGGCAAGCAACACACAATTTAAGGCTTAAACCTATGCCATTACAAGCAACAAGTGGTGCAGCTTCTTATGATGCCTTTGGTGGTGGTGTAGCTGCTGTTCCTAACTACATCGAGGATGTGTTTAGCACTTGGCTCTACACAGGAAATGTTACTCCTTTGGCAATTACCAATGGAATTGATTTGTCTACTTATGGTGGACTGATTTGGACAAAAGAAAGAAATAATACTGCAAGCCATCTTTTAATAGATTCTCAAAGAGGTTTGTCGGGTGGCTTTTTAAGGTCAAACACAACAGATGCCGCTGATACAAGCAGGGTTTCAGAATCTATAAGTTCTTTTAATACTGACGGCTATTCACTTCATGCCCCAGATACGTTGTGGGACAGAGGCTCATATAACTATGTTTCATGGACATTCCGCAAGCAACCAAAGTTCTTTGATGTTGTGACTTATACGGGGAATGGAACAGACAGAACTATTGCCCATAATCTTGGTAGCGTACCGGGTTGCATTATTATTAAAGCATATTCTGGCTCTGGAGCAGAATCTGAAGGGTGGCGTGTTTATCATAGGTCACAAGGTGCTACAAAATATGCAATGCTTCAATCGACTAATGCTTTTGCAACAGCGTCATCTGTTTGGAATAACACCGAACCCACATCAACTAATTTCACAGTTGGAACTGATACAGGCGTTAATGGTACGGGTCTTTCACACGTGGCTTATATCTTCGCCCATGACGCAGGAGGCTTTGGCCTAACTGGTACAGACAATGTGATTTCGTGTGGCGGTTTTACTGCGTCTGGAGGAAGCGCAACAGTTACTCTTGGCTATGAGCCTCAATGGATTCTGTTTAAGAAAGCAGATAACACAGGCGATTGGCAAATCTTTGACACCATGCGTGGTTGGAGTTTTAGTTCTTTAAAACCATTGAATCCAAACAATAGCACAGCAGAGCAAACTGAAACAGGTATGAATTCTACTGACTTTCAAGTTCCAACTGCTACTGGTTTTAGGATTAGCAATTGGTTTCAAGATGGAAGTTGGATTTATGTAGCCATTCGCAGAGGCCCGATGAAAGTGCCTACGAGTGGGACAAGTGTGTTTGCGCCTGTTGCAGTTGCTTCCTCAACAAGCAACGGAACACAAATAGCAAATTCTTTTGTCACGGATATGGCTATTGGAACATGGAGAGATGGTGTGGTTGAAAAAGGAGTAAATGATAGACTCCGTGGAATTTCAACTACCAATCCTTCTGGTTCTGGAAATCCTTTTTTAAAAACAAATACAACAGGCGCTGAAACCACTCCATCTAACATTATTTTTCAAGGAAACGGCAATGCAACAATGCTTGGTCAATATTTTGCTGGCCAAGGATATAACCAAATATACTGGCTGTTTGGTCGTGCCCCCAGCTTCTTTGATGAGGTTTGCTATACAGGGACGGGAAGTGCTACTACGTTTACACACAACTTAGGTGTTGTGCCTGAGTTAATGATTGTGAAACAAAGAAGTTCAACAACTGGATGGGTTGTTTATGTAAGTGCGTTAGCGGCTTCTGATTATCTTGTTTTAAATAACACTTCAGCATCACAAACAGCATCAACTATTTGGAATAGCACAGCGCCAACATCTTCAGTATTTTCTGTTGGAACATCAACAACGACAAACACTTCTGCGGGAACTTACGTCAACTACCTCTTTGCAAGTTGTGCAGGTGTTTCCAAAGTAGGCTCATACACAGGAAATGGTTCTAGCCAAACAATTAACTGCGGTTTTACAGGTGGTGCAAGGTTTGTATTGGTCAAGGCTACAAGCACTACAGGAAATTGGATTGTGGCAGACAGCGCACGAGGAATTGTGGCTGGTAATGACCCTGCTTTATACTTAAACAGCACAGCGGCTGAAGTGACAGGATTAGATTGGATTGATGCAGATAATTCAGGTTTTGTTGTAAACGAAACAGCAACTATTGCGGCTAATACCAATGGTGTTTCCTACATTTTTCTTGCGATTGCTTAGACATGAATAGCGGAATCTATCAGATTAAAAACCTTTCAACTGGTATGTCCTACATTGGGCGTACCATTGATTGGCTCGCTAGAAAGCGTAGGCACTTATCTGACTTACGTGCTGGTCGCCATAAGAATCCCCGTTTACAGCACTCATGGTCATCAAGGACTGAGCAAGACTTTGAATTTAAACTTGTTTGGCCTGAAGTTGTTGAACGACTAGAAGAACTTGAATCGTTTGTTCTTGAAGAATGTTTTGACACGGGTCGCTTATACAACGCTCATAAAAACTCTGTTGGTGGGTTTCTTGGTCAAAAACATTCTGAAGAAACTAAACGCAAGTGGGGCGATGCTAGGCGAGGTAAAAAAGCATCAGAACAAGCTAGAGCAAGAATTAAAGAAAGTTTGTCTAAAAGTGAAAGCGCAAAAAAACATCAAGCATGGATGCAAACCCCAGAGGTTGTTGCAGACAGATGTGCAAAAGCGGCTAAACCTGAAGTAAGGGCAAAAGCTGTTGCAACACGCAAAGCCAATGGATATAAACCTTTTAGTGATGAAGTACATCAACGACAAAGAGATTTATCAAAAGCTAGGGTGTTTAATGGTCTTACTTGGGCTGTGGCTAATAACAAAACTCGTTCGCAAGCAATGGAAGAATTTAAATTCTCTTGGGATGGTTTAAAAAAATATCAACCTGAGTGGGAGGCTATAAATGGTCTTCTTAATTTACCAAAACGTGCATCTGGCAAACGCTGGCATGAAAGGAAACAATAATGCAAATACGAACACAATCAGGCGCAGTCATGTACGAAGCAGAATTTCGTGCATACACAAAAGCCAATGGTGGCCCATCATGGGAAACAACAACAACTGAAGTCTTAGAGGCTTTGGGTGCTGATGTAGTCTTTGAAGGCCCACAAGCAACTGGCGGTACTGTTTACCAATACTCTCAAGCCTCTGGTGTTGAGCAGATTGATGGAAAGTGGTATACCAAGTATGTGCTTGGCCCTGTCTTTACTGATGGTGAGACAACTGCTGCTGAACAAGAAGTAGCCTACAAAGCCACTAAAGATGCTGAACAGGCTAAGAGTGTTCGTCAGAGCCGTGATGCTAAGTTAGCTGAGTGTGATTGGACTCAAGTAGCCGATGCACCTGTTGACAAAACAGTATGGGCGACATATCGTCAAGCCTTGCGTGACATTACAGCGCAAGAAGGTTTCCCTTGGACTATTACTTGGCCTGATGCACCATGAGCGAAGCGAAGACAATGATGACACAAGAAGTATCTCATGAGCAAATCTATGATCGCCTACTGGCTGTAGAGTCCAAAGTAGATAACATAGAGAAGAATACAGAACACGTAATCAAAGCCTTTAACGCTGCTTCAGGTGCTTTCTTAGTACTTGAATGGATCGCTAAAGCTGTGAAACCTATCATTATTATAGGTGCTTTCTTCGGGGCTATTTGGTTAGCTATTGACAATCGTTTTAATGGAGTGAAGTAATCATGAATATGCCTACACGTGGTCAGAGAACAGCTAAGAACAAGATGAAGAAGGTTATGGGTGAGTACAAAAGCGGTACTCTCCACAGCGGTAAGGGTGGCCCTGTGGTGAAATCACGTGACCAAGCTGTTGCTATTGCTATGTCAGAAGCTGGACGCTCCGCTGGTAAAGCTAAAAAGAAGTCTAAAAAGTATTAAAAAGTATTGACATTAACACTAAAGTGTGTTATTATAGTATACAAGATATAAGGAATATTAATGGCTACGACTTATTTACAGTTGGTCAATAACGTATTGATACGGTTAAGAGAGACTGAAGTATCGTCAGTTGGAGATACTCCTTATAGTTCTTTGATTGGTGTATTCGTTAATGATGCTAAGAGAGAGATTGAGAATGCTCATGAGTGGAATGTCCTGACAACTACGATTGTACTCCCAACAGTGGCAGGTACTCGTAACTATACATTGACAGGTTCAGGCCAAAGGTTCCGTACTCAAGATGTCTTAAATGATACTCAAGACATCCCAATGCAGCAAGTACCTACTAACTGGATGAATAGACAGTACTTCTTAGGAACTATACAAGGTGCAGCTCCTACGTATTATAACTACAGCGGTATTGATGGTGATGATACTCAGGTAGATGTATGGCCTAATCCTGATGGTGTCTATTCCTTGAGGTTTGAATTGGTTATTCCTCAGGAGAACCTAACAGCCAATGCTGATACTTTAAAGGTTCCAGCATATCTAGTACAGATGTTAGCCTACGCTAAAGCTGTTGGTGAACGAGGTGAAGATGGAGGTACATCCTTCAGTGAGATTTATCAGCAGTATCGCTTAGCCCTAGCAGATGCTGTAGCTATTGAGAAGAATCGTTATGATGATGAGACTACTTGGGTTGGTGTCTAATGGTAGCTAAACTCTTAACCACAACTATATCAGCTCCGGGCTTCCAAGGACTGAATACACAGGATAGTTCAGTCTCTCTTGAGGCTGGTTATGCTACTGTGGCTAATAATTGTGTGATTGATAAGTTTGGACGTATTGGTGCTCGTAAGGGATGGACTCTATCTCACGCTACTAACAGCGACTTAAGCACTGCTGACGTTAAAGCTCTTGGTGAGTTAATTGATAATGCTGGTAACTCATACATTATTGCTGCTGGTAACAATAAACTGTTCAAGCTTGTAGGTTCTACACTATCACTGCTGACCTACGGAGGTGGCGGTACAGCTCCTACCATTACAGACAGTAACTGGCAGATGGCTCCGTTGAATGGTGTCCTGTATCTGTATCAAGCTGGACATGATCCTTTAGTGTTTGACCCAGCAGTCAGTGCAACTACATTTAAGCGTGTATCTGAGAAGACTGGCTATGTAGCTACAGTGTCCAGTAACAATACAGTTATCAGTGCCTATGGTCGTACATGGTCAGCTAATAATGCAACAGTTAAGAGTACCATTCAGTTCTCAGACTTACTTGCAGGTCATGTCTTAAGTACTGGTACAGCTGGTACATTGGATGTATCTCAGGTGTGGCCTAATGGTGCTGATGAAATTATATCCTTAGCAGCTCACAATAACTTCTTGATTGTCTTTGGTCGTAGACAGATTCTTATCTACTCCAATGCTACAGACCCTAACAATTTAACACTATCAGATGCTATTACAGGTATTGGCTGTGTAGCCAGAGACTCAGTAGTAGCCACTGGTGGTGACATTATCTTCTTGTCTGACTCAGGTGTACGTTCATTGATGCGTACCATTCAAGAGAAGTCAGCTCCAATGAGAGATATTAGTGCCAATGTACGTGATGACTTAGTGTTGGAGATCAGTGCTGAGACTGCATCTGACATTAAAGCTGTGTACTCAGATAAGGAAGCCTTCTATCTGTTGTCTCTACCAGCTCGTCAGTTAGTGTACTGCTTTGACATGAGAGCACCTCTACCTAATGGAGCTAACAGGGTTACAACATGGGACGGTCTAGTTCCAACAGCTTTTAAGTACACTCGTAATAAAGACTTGTTAGTTGGTGAGTCTGGATACATTGGTAAGTATGATGGCTATAAAGACAATGCTAACTCATACTTAATGAGATACTTTACTAACTACTTTGACTTCCAGTCACCTACTGTGATTAAGTTAATGAAGAAGGTAGGCATAACAGTTATTGGTGGTCAGGGTTATCCAGTCACTTTAAAGTTTGGCTTTGATTACAGTGACATTCTGAATACCAGACAGTTTGACTTAGCCAATGCTGCAGTAGCTGAATACAACATAGCTGAGTTTAACATTGGTGAGTATGGTGGTTCAGCTTTTGACAATAAGATTATTAACATTGGTGGTTCAGGTAAGGTTATTCAACTTGGCTTTGAAACCAATGTATTTAATAAAGCAATATCCATTCAGAAACTTGATGTCTATGTTAAGACAGGAAAGACACGATAATGAGTAACTATACAAAAGCAACTAACTTTGCAGTTAAGGATAGCCTGAATACAGGCAATGCTGGAAAGATTATTAAAGGTACTGAGATTAACACTGAGTTTGATAACATTGCTTCAGCAGTGAACTCTAAACCTGATGCTAATAACGGTGCATTGACAGGAACAACCACTGCAGTAAACCTTACTGTCTCTGGTACTTTAACAGCTACTATTGATGGCGGGAGTTACTAATATGGGTGATTTTGATTGGACAAGTTTACTTGGCGGTATTGCCTCTGGAGCTGTAGGTTCTGTAGGTACTAACTACGTAGCTAACCAAGCAGCTGATGCAGCTACACAGTCTGCTGAACGAGCTGCACAGATGGCTCAATTCAGACCTGTAGGAGTTACCACTCGCTTTGGTAAGTCAGGCTTTAACTACGATCCTACTGGAAAGCTTATCGGTGCTGGTTATCAGGTAGCTCCTGACATAGCTGCAGCTCGTGAAGGTTTGCTAGGCATGGCAGGTACTGGCTTAGGTCAGGCTCAAGCTGTACAAGCATTTCAGCCTAATGTTAATGATGCTGCTGTAGGTTTGTTTAACTTAGGTCAGGGCTATATTGCTCAGACACCTCAAGCACAAGCTCAGCAGTACCTAACTCAACAGCAACAACTGTTAGCTCCCGGTCGTGAACAAGCATTGGCTAACTTAACTAACCAACAGCAACAGCAAGGTCGTTTGGGTCTAGCTACTGGTGCTACTACTGCAGGATACACTACTGGTGGTCAAGGCTTACAAGCTGCTAATCCTCAGATGGCTGCATACTACAATGCTCAAGCTCAACAAGATGCTCAGTTGGCTGCACAGGCTCAGATTGCAGGTCAACAACAAGCACAGTTTGGTCAAGGCTTAATGACTGGTGGATTGAACTTAGCAGGTCAAGGTTTTGGATTACAAACACAGGCTCTTGCTCCATATACTCAATATGCTCAACAAGCTATTAACTTAGAGAATCAAGGATTGAATGCTTTGACTCAAGGATCAGCCTTAGGTGGTGCAGGTGCAGCACAGAATTATCAAGCAGCTCAAATGTATATGCAAGGACAGAACACAGCTAACCAAGCTCAACGTGCAGCCCTGCAGGGTACTGTTGGAGGCTTAACAGATCCTATTAGTCAGTTGATTAGTGGTTTAACTAAAGGTTCTTCTGCTACACCTTATCAACCAGCTGCTGTTAGCGGATACTTTGGATACTAAGGAAATATAATGGCTACACCATCAATTCAAGGTTTGTTTGGAGGCATGGGTACTCCTGAGGAAATGCAACAACAGGCAACTCAAGCTAAGGCTATACAGTTTGCCCAACTAACACCAGATCAGCAGTTAGGTGTCATGGGTTACAAAGGCGGTGCTAACTTAGGTCGAGGCTTAGCTGGAGCTTTTGGGGTTGAAACTCAAGACCCAACTATTCAACGTGCTACTCGTTTGCGTCAACTTGCAAGTCAGTACAACACTAATACAGCTCAAGGTCTTCGTGAGATGGCTGCAGCTTTACAGCCTACAGATCCTGAGTCAGCTTTTCAGTTAACTCAACGTGCTATAGCTATGGATGAAGTAGCTCAAAAGTCACGTAAAGAAGAATCTGAGATTACATTGAAAAGTGCTCAAACAGCTAAGGCTGGACTGGAAACTCAAGAACTATCTGATAAACAAGCAGCTAAGGGTGCTCGTGTTCAAATGTTGACAGAAGCTGGTTTAGGTGCGTCTGAAGCTATGGGTATTGCTTCTAATGATGCAGCTTTTGCTAAATACATAGAAACCAAGAAAGTACCAGTACCTTCTGAGTATGCTGTACAAGCACAGAAGCTAGGATACACAGCTAAGCCTTATCTGAGCGATTACACACCTGAGCAAGTTAAGCAGATGGAAAAAGGTGTCTTTGCCTATAAAGCTGGTATTGCTCAAGCTGGAGCTACAGTTAATAAGCCTGTGGATGTTGCAGCTATTATCAAAGAGATTGGTACAACGCAAGACATTAAAGATAAAGCTACTGTTTGGAAAACTGCTGGAGATGCTTATAAGGTGCAAGTTCCAATGGTTGAAAAGCTTAAAGAAGTTAGGAATAACCTGCCAGCAACATTTACAGGTACTTTCTCAGAGACTGCACTACAGTTTGGTAAAGCATTATCAGCATTTGGTGTGCCTGTTGATGAGAATAAGCTGTCTAACACTGAGTACATGAACAGTGTTTCTTCACAGGTTCTACAGACTATTGCTCGTAACTTCCCCGGCTCATTGGCTGTTAAAGAGATGGATCAGTTGGTTAAGAGTAAGTTCAGCAGCCCACAACAGATTAAGACTATTGCACGTATTTTGAATGATCTGCAAACTGAGATTGAAGCTGGTACTAAGAGTTATGAACAACTGGCTAAGTTGCCAGAGACTGAGCGTTATTCTAAAGACTTGAACTTGTTGACAGGTCAGAACTTTACTAAATTGAAGCGTTATCGTGATCTTGAAGACAAAGGTAGGGCAGCTTTGAAGACAGGACAACCGATGACTAAAGCAGAAGTTGAAGAAGCTCAGAAACTGCAAAAAGAACTAGAGGTTAAATAATATGGATTGGAGCACTGTGCCTGTTGAAGGCGAACAAATGCAAGCAGCTAACAAGTATCTTGCAGAACGTCAGGCAGCTCAGACTGCTGCCAAGTCTGATGAATTAACTTCTAAGTCTGTACTTAGTCCTGAGTATCGCCCTCGTGGTATCTTGGGTGGTCAGGAAATTGGTGGATTAGCTGGTGGTATCACAGGTTTAATTGCAGGTGCTCCAGCTGGCCCTGTAGCTTCTGTTGGCTTAGGTATTTTAGGAGCTGGTGCAGGTGGTGCTTTTGGAGAAGGCGTAGAACAGTTCATACGTGGTGAGCCTATGTCAGGTAATCGCCTAGCTCAAGCTGGCTTTGAAGAGGCTGCTTGGGATGCTGCTGGTAACTTGGTGCTCAAAGGAGCTGCTAAGACTATCCGCTTTGGAGCTGATAAGCTAGGCTTTACTAAGAAAGATATTCCAGATGCTAATCAAGCAGCTCAGGATTTCCTTACTAAGTATGGTTCTTCCTTACCGTTGGCTTCCCGTACAGGTAGTAACATAGACGATGCCATTGAAGGTTTTGTCTATACACCAGCTACCTTTGACATCTTTAAGAAGAAGCAACAAGAGATCTCTGATGCTTTGCAGACAGGTCAGAAGGATGTGTTGTCTAGTTTTGCTAAGACTCCTGAGTTTGAGCAAGCACTTCGTAGTGGTTCATCAACTCAGAAGGCTTCAGGTGAGGTATTACAGAACTTTATTAAGCAGGGTGAACAAAGTCTTAGTGAAGCTGTAGACCCTATCTATACAAACATCTTTAAAGATACTGATTCTCGTGTATCTATGTTTAGTGTAAAGCAATGGGCACAGAAGGAACTATCTGATCCAGCAGCTTTGACAGCAGGTCAGAAAAGTATTCTTAAAGAGTTAGATACTTTACCTCCTCAAGTAGATGTTAATTTAATTCATAAGCTTCGTTCACGTTACTTAGCTGAGAACAGAGACAAGTATGCTAATTCTTTAGGCTCTGAGAAAGACTCTAGAGCTTCAAAGACAATCTCTCAGTTAATTGATAAGCTTGATGGAGCAATGGACTTCACAGCGGGAAGAACATTGAATCCTGCAACACTGGCTGAATATCGTACTGTAACTAAGACATACCGTGAGGGTATTCAAGGATTACAGACAGATGCTATTCAAGAAGCTATGTCTAAGAACCCTGAAGAGGTAGGAGCTTTCCTGTTTGCTTCAGGTAAAGAAACACCTATTGCTCAGCTTTATAAGTCTGTTGCTGCTGCTGGCACGTTGTCTAAGAAGTCTTCTAAGGAAGTATTAGATTCTCTTCGTATTGGTTATCTTGACGCACTTACTCATACACCTGAGAATATGCTTAAGTTTGCTAATCAGGTAGAACAAAACAAAGCAACACAGAATACCTTTAAAGCTTTGTTTGGTGGTACACCTCAGTATAACGCTATCTTGGCTATGAATGAAGCTGCTAAGAAAGGTCTAGTATCTGTTGAAAGACAACCCGGACTTAACCTACGTACAGGTGCTGCTGTAGCTAACATTGGTGCTCCTGTATTGGCTGTAGGTACTGGCTATGCTTTCTTGTTAAGCCCTGAGCAACAACAAAAGATTAAAGATAACTTTGTTGAAGCAAGTATTGCAGGTGGTGGTCTAATCCTAAGTCAGCGTAAGTTGGCTAAGATCATGGCTGATCCTAAAGGTGCTAAAGCTATAACTTACTTATCTCAAGCTAAAGATAAACTTGGAAGTCCTACAGCATTTACTAAGTTAGTTGTAGAGCCTCTAGCTAACTTCTTTGGCCCTTCTAATGAGTCAGGCGATACAGGAATGTTTGGTCAGTCAATGGGTGTAGACTGGTCTTCAATCCCCACTAAATAACCAACATGAGAAAGCTAATAGTAGTCCTACTAACCCTAGGACTTTTAGCTTCTACTCCCTCTAGTTCTTCTGATAACTGCAGTGTACGTGAGTTCTATGGCATAGCCTACACAGTACATAATCCTACTGAGCGTCACCAACAGATGTCTAGGTGGCTTACAAACCATCAGACATTGTGTAAAAGTTCCGACATGGTGGTTATATGGAACAATCTGAGTGAATGGGCTGGAAGTGCAGATAGTGCAGAACTAAGGCACAAGGTTATTATTGCTTACAAGAATGCTAAAGCAAAGGAGTCTAAGTGATTACCTTAGATAAGCTTTATCCGATGGTAGAGCCTAAGCAAGGTGTAGAAGCTATGGCCTTTAATAAAGCAGTAGAGCGTGTACAGGATGAATATAAGCAAGCTATAGAAGCTAATAAGATTGAATTAGCTACTCTTCAATTAGAGCTTGAGCTGTATAACAAGAAGGCTAGAGTTCAAGAGATAGAACTTCAAGTGTTTAACAAACCAACAATAATAGACACATACGCATAGGAGATTGATAATTATGGATGATGTGAAAAGTAAACTAACTTTCTATGTTACTTTCATGGTTAGTTTTACATTGTGTATATCAGTGTTAGCCATGATGTCTGCATTTGTCTTAGGACTATGGGCTAGGGAAGTTGATAATGCTGAGATATTCAAACTATTATCTCCAGCCTTTCAAACTATTATCGGTGGCTTTATTGGCCTATTAGCAGGTGTAAAGTTATCTCACGATGACGATAAGAAACATTGTAACAGAAGGGATTGATTATGTTAGATATGTTAGGTGGTGGTTTACTCGGCAGTATCTTCGGAGGTCTATTCCGAATGGCTCCGGAAGTCCTTAAGTGGCTAGACAAGAAGAATGAGCGTTCACACGAGCTGAATATGTTTCAGTTTCAGTGTCAACTAGAGGCTCAACGAGGTGCTCAAAGGTTATCTGAGATTGGTGCTCAACGTGAAGCTGCTATTGATGTTGGTGTCATGGATGCCTTCCAGTCAGCTATTGAGCAACAGACTGAGATGGTTAAGGCTGCTGGAGCTGGATGGGTAGCCTCATTGTCAGCCTCTGTACGTCCTGTGGTGACTTACTGGATTCTAGCCTTGTGGTCATTTGTGCACATCTGGTTGTCCTACAATGCTTGGGTGTCAGGTATGCCTCCACTGGATGTCTTTAAAGTTATGATGTCAGCTGACTTTGCAGCCTTGGTATCAGGTACTTTGAACTACTGGTTCCTTGACCGTACATTGTCTAAACGAGGTCTGTAATGGATCTAAGTATTGCAGCTGAGCTGTGCAAGAGGTTTGAAGGGTTTAGAAGTAAGCCCTACCTCTGTCCTGCTAATGTAGCTACGATAGGTTATGGTAGTACATACTATGCTAACGGTACTAAGGTAACTCTGCAGGATGCTCCCATGAGTGAACCTGAGGCTGCAGAGCTTCTCATGAAGGAGCTTGAGCATACTTACCTACCGGGTGTCTTAAGATACTGTCCTATTCTAGCTACTGACAACAGAAAGCTTAATGCCATTGTTGACTTCACCTACAATCTGGGTGTTGGTAGACTACAAAGCAGTACACTTCGTAGGAAGATTAATGCTCAGGAATGGGATGCAGCTAAGGAAGAGCTACTGAAGTGGAACAAGGGAGGCGGTAAAGTACTTGCTGGCCTTGATAAGCGAAGGAAAGCTGAGATAGCACTGTTCTAAAATACAGAAAAGCCCCAAAGGATTACTCCTAAGGGGCTTTTTAGTAGATTATCCTTGTATATCTGTCACTTCATGCTGATTAATCAAGGATAAATGCTAGGGTTATAAATCCTATGTGTAAGTAGATGACTTGGTTAGCTTCCTCTGACATCTTATCATTCTCATCCATGATATAGAGTTCATCAGCTTCTATGCCAAAGACTAAACCAGTCTTGAATTCAAAGTCAAGTATCATATCTCACATACGCCTGCAACACAAGCTAAGGTCTGAGCACCTTCTACATTGTCAGTACCTTCAACCAGTTTGTCCCAATCAATACCAGCTGGCATAGCAGCAACCATTGCATGATACTCTTCTTCAGTCATGGACTCATAAGGAGCTTGTCGGTATGTTCCACCATCCATCGGTAAGAAGCTCACACCTGTAATCTCATCAAAGTTATTCCACACCCATGCTCCAACTTCAGGCCACTCAGTCTCAGTCACTGAGATAGTCACTGAAGGCTTATGCTCACAGTAGTGACGCTGGAACAGTAACCACAGTTTCAAGTGTTGGATAGCATTCAAGTCTTCACGCAGTACAGCACCCTTCTCAACTTTCATGGGGAAGCTAAAGATAGTTGTGCTATCTGGCTTCATCACACACAGCTCAGACGGGAACCCTTGCTCTTTCAAGAATGCAGTCAGAGGGTCTTTGTTATCAGACCGAACACGACGAATAAAGTATTGACTGTGCTGAGGATGGATGCCACTAGCAGTGCCTGTGAGCTGCGATACAGTTCCTTCAGGCTTAATGGCAGTAATGGCAGCACTACGATTAATACCGATAGCGTCAGCAAACTCAGCGTTAGTGTCAATAGCAACATTCTTCATTCCTTCCAAGATAGTTGGTAGTTCAATACTATCAGGATTATTCAACAAAGCATTGTCCAAGATACCAGTCATAGACACACCCAGCAAACGCTCATCTTCAGTGTTTGTCTGCCACACCTTACGCAGGTACGGGAAGTTAGTCATCGTCGATTGAAAAGTCCCCAGAATAGTAGCCAAGCGCACTTTATTCCGTAGAGTATCCACACTATCATCGCTCCGAACAATAACAGAAGACAGATTACAAAATTGATAAGGTCTAAGGATAATCTCACTGCAAGGGTTTGTACCCCACTCTTTACCCAATTCCCTACGTCCACTCTTAGCTGCTTGAAGTTCACTTGCATAACGATTAAAGATGCCTCGCTCTCCAGAATGTGATTCATAAATGCTTGACCACTCACGCATGAACTTACCTACGTCAGGCTTAACTTCGTAGATGGCACTGTTGTTAGCCAAGGCACGTTGACCATTACCGTCCCACCAGTTACCAGCTTTAGCGTGAGCCATACGGTCATCACTCAAGTCTGACAGTGAGATCATTGCTGATCGTCGTACACCACCGACAACCACGACTTCTCCGACCTTACATAGAATATCGTGTGCCTCAAGTGAGGTGAGCTTCCGTCCAACCGCTTTATGGAACTTTGCAACCACATACTTGAAGAGGTCAACGAGTGGTTCTGGCCCTGATGCTCGTCCACCAAAGGTCTTAAGTCTCGCTCCTGCCGGACGTACACCTGAAACATCCCACTTAGGCACTTCTCCAGCGTATAGCAAGGCAATGACTTGTCGTAAGGCTTTAGCCCATCCCTCTTTGGAGTCCTTAACATTAATGACAGTGCCACTATTGTACAACTCAACTGGAATCTCAGGTAACTTAGATACATATTTTTGCTCCACACTAAAGCCTACACCAGTACCACACAGGAGAATGTACATAGCCTCATCAAAGGCTTTGGGATCATCAATGGGTAGGTATGAACAGTTATAACCTGCAATGTTCTGACGCTCTAAAGCATCTCCAGCTGTCATGATGCTACGCATTGATGGCATCACTTCTAAGTTAGTCACAGCATTCTGCAGCTCATCACGCAGTGGCTGTGTCAGTGTGTAGTCGTGCTTGTCTTTTAAGTGCTTGCTCATAAAGTCAAAGTAACGTGCCACAGTCTCAGGCCAGTGCTCTCTACGGCCTTTATCATCCAAGTAGCGAGAGTAGCGGCTCTTGCCAATGTATTCTTGGTATGGTGTCATAGTTGTACTCATTAGTCTAGTTCCTTTATTAAATATTCTTGTTTCTTCTCAATCACATCATCAAATCTTTCGACAAGGTCATCACTCTGGAGTCCTAACAGTTCCACAAGTGTGACCTCATCTAAACGCTTGAGAGCCTCTTTCAGTTCTTCAAAGGTTATGTTTAGCACGACGATCAATCTCTCTGTCAATGTACCACTTAGCCTTCTTCAGGTCTTCAATGGCATCTTGCTTAAGGTCACAACGCCAGATGTACTTGATTGCATTACCCAAATTAAAGCCCATGTGTTCTGTAACTTGGATACATTCAATACCTGACGGGTGTTCAGTGTAGTGAGGAGGTCTGTTAACTACATCCTTAGCTCTTTGAAAGAACTCATCTATCTCTTCATCATCCTTGCAGTCTACCCACTCTTTAACGGCTTCACTTAAAGGTTTAGCTGCTTCTCTAATGAAAATGCTACGGTTAACCCACTTGTCATAATTAGTGCAATCATTACAAGGATGAATACCAATATCTAATTCACCATAAAAGCAAGTCCTACATTCAACTGTTGCCATACTTCCTCCCTAAGTATTCTACACTAAGAAACATCTCATCAAAGTGACCATCCTGTACTTCATTCATCATAAGCAATCCCCTCCAGTGTCTGTTACTTAGTTGATCCATATAACTTTCATCGTGGAGATAGTAAGAGCCAACGATGATAGCACAAATAGGCTTCCCATCAGCACGCTTACCATAGGCAATCTGCTTACCCTGTTGATGTCCAGCAACACAAGACATATGAAGCTTGTTAATAATAGCACTAGCAGCACCTGCTGGACGTCCCATTGCACCAACAGGCCAATAATGGTTAAAACCAACACCATTAATGAACACAGGATGAAGAAACCCGTGTACTTCCCAATCTTTTTCATACTCTAAGTCCTTTGTGGAAATTAAGCCTTCTAAAGTTGGGTTGTTATTAACAGCCCTATCGATACGGTTCTCATGATTGCCTAAAGTCATCACCATACGAGGCTTGTACACCTTGTGCTTAGATTCCTTCTGAGCCTTCTGAGCTTCCCTCAAAGGAGCCAGTAACAACTTCATAGCCTCCTTAGCAGCTTCAACGTCCTTCTTGTAGCGTAGACCTTCAAAGTACTTACTCCCCTTGATGTCATGGCTACTAAGGCTTGGCATATCTGCAAAGTCACCTATGTTAACCACCACATCAGGCTTGTAATCGACAATGGCTTTACCAGCCCATGTCAGGTGCTCCAAAGGTACACCCTCTTTAATCTGACAGTCCGGTATGACTAAAATCTTCAAGATCATCTCCTTCAACTGTTAGTCTCTCACCTTCACGTAAGCCAGCTTTGATGGCCTCTAAAATACCAAAGGTCAGCAATGATTGAGCTTCAGCATGAGTCAAGTCAAACTGATATGTTGCATCTCCATTGGAGTGCTCTTTAATCAGATTTACGTTCACTTTCAGCCTCCTTCAAGAATGCTTTAGCATCACCTACGTACATGAAGTAACCTAGACATACAGCAATGGCTGCATTGACTTTCAAGTTATCCTCAATGTCCTCAGGATGGCTACTGAATCCACCATTGATAGTATTCAGGTAAGACTCTTTGAGCTTACTGACTACCAGTACATCTGTGAAGTCATCCCAAGCATTGCGAAGATCAGCTGACTTCTCAAGTTCTTTAATTAGGTTATCTAACATAATCATTTACCTTTTTCCTTTAACCATGACAGTGGAATATCTTTATCGGCATACTTGAATCCATGCTTAGTGCACCAATCCCCGTATGTAGTCTGGCTTATCTTTGAGAGTTTAGACCTAGAGTTACTGAAGACAAATCTAATATCAAGTTCAGGATGTTGTTCCTTCACCATCAAATGTTTCTGTCTATCAGCAGTCACGAACCTGCCCTTGCTCTCAATGATAATACCGTTACTCAGTAGTAAGAAGTCAGGAGTGTATGTACGTTTCTTCTCAGGCTGCGTATATGCAATCACTAGCTTCTCATACTCAAATGGAATACCTAAGGCTTTTAAGTTATCAGCTATCTTATCCTCTAATCCTGACCTGAACCCATGCTTCAAAGCTACTTGTCTAACTGTCAGTGGCTTCTTACGCTTCGGCTTCATGGTACTCCTTAGTGATGTGATACTGGTGCAAGAAAGCTCCAAAGGTATCTACAAACTCTTCATCATGTGATAGCTTACCCATTGTGAACATAATGGCATGAACTAACTCATGGTAGAAGGTTTGCTCAGTAGTCTGCTTGTTCATGTCCATACGGATAGATATGACTTGCTTCTCAGGGTCACACTTACCCATATCATCCATGTGCACTACGTAGTTAACGTGCCACTTTGATCCTGCAAGCTCGAAGGAGGTTGCCACATCTGGTTTGGTTTTCTTCTTAGCCATAGGAGCTTACCGTTTTCCAGTACCCTGTCAGTATTGCCGTCATAAGCTTTGATACAAGCTGCATATAATTCCTCTTCGGTTGTACAGTCTTTGAGAATCTTATCAGCCTTTACAGGGCCAATACCTCGGATACCTTCAATGTTATCAACTCTGTCACCTGTAAGAATCTGTTTGTAGAAACTGTACAAGCCTTCAAACTCAGTAACATAATACTCCTCATCCTTTACAGGATTATAGTGCCACCCCGGTAACTGATCTAGATCCTTGTCAACGTGGACGATCCAGTAGTTACCTTCAGTGGACGCTATGCCTACAGAGTCATCAGCCTCTTCACCCTCTGACATCTTAGCACCGAGCTTCATGAGATGTTTGCGAAGAGCCTCATAGTGCTTAGGCTTGGGAGCATCCTTACGATTACCTTTGTAAGGAACAGTGGTAGCTACCTCGAATCTAAAGTTAGTTTTACCTGTAATCCAAGCTCTGTAGTCATCACACTTCAGACGCATATAGATGATGTCGGTAAACCACTCTGTGAGTCGATTTAGTGCCCACCGTTCCTCTTCATCCTCACATGAGAAGCCAACTTTATAAACTAAAAAGTCAGCATCTACAATAGCCTCAGTTGGCTTATCAGAGGACATCGTCCGCAGTCTCTTGCTCTTCACCTTCAGGGACGTACACCTTCAGCTCAGTCACTACCAACTTCTTAATTGAAGGTGCAGCACCGAACTTAGCTGACATCTTGTGACGATACGAAGAGATAACTGCATGACACTTAGTACCATTACCCATCATGGCAATGTCTACAGGATTGCCTTCCTCATCCACAGGTGTGAATAAGTAGGTTGACTTAGCAACAATGAAGTTACCCATGCTCTCTTTGTTCTTGATGTTGATGCCCAGCTCTTTAAGCTTCTCACAAGCTGCATCACTCAAGTTACCAATGGTACATTCGTACTTCTTGTTGTCTTCGTTGAACTTAGTGTTAAAGTTATTCATCCAGTTGCTCCAGAAGATTTCACCAGCAACTTTAACGGGTTTCATGCTATCAATACTCATTTCATTTTCCTTTACGCAGTAAACCTGCTTAACTATCAATGCAGCTCTTGTGACGGGTGAGCTGTATTACCCGATGCCAGATCTTCTAAGTACACAAGTGCAGATAATAGCACAGTGTATACCTCTTCAAGATCTAGATCCTCTCCTATCTTAATCCTGAAAGTTTCACCTTCAACATTAAATAGTATTTGATTCTTATCAATGTGTTTCACGCCAGTTGTTACCAATCTTGTACTCCCCGTCTAGTGGACAACGAAGCTTGAAATGCAACCCAGCTTCAACGATACTTTGCTTTGCAGCCTCACCTACTATTGTAGCATACATCTTTGGAACTTCAAGTTGAAATTCATCATGGACATTAGCTACCAGCTTCACAGGCCACTTGTTAGCCTTAGTCTTATCGTGAAACAATACCAAAGCTTTCTTCATCACAATCGCCCCAGCCCCTTGAAGGAGCGAATTGAGGGCAGCGTGTTCTGAGCGTACCCATATCTTACGACCATCAAGCCCCGGTACAAAGCCCTTACTCGCATATCTACTAACCGTATTTCTAAGACGCTGTAGGGCTGGTGTGTTCGCAAGAAAGGAGTCAATAAGTTTCTGTCCCGCTTTAGCATTACCACCGACAATGGAACCAATCTTAGCTGGCCCTGCACCGTATAGGAATGCGTAAATAAACGTCTTCGCTTGATCTCTGGTTTGTAACCCAGCAGCTTTTTGGTTCTGGGTGTGAACGTCTGTACCTTCCTTTGAAGATCCTTCAGTGACCGTTTTAACATACTCTTCATCTTTCATATAATGTGCAAGCATACGCAGCTCAAGGCCACTAGCGTCACAACCAACCAATACGTTACCTGCTTCCACAGTCCAACACTCTCTACACTCAGGGCCATAGATACTTCCAGCATTAGGAATCTGTGCCATGTTAGGACTACTGTGTGTCATCCTACCAGTTACAGCTCCATTCGTTATAACCTTACCATGTACTCTACCGTCCTTACCTACAGCTTCAAGCCAGCTTTCAATCTGAGCTACACGCTTCTGTAGCATCAGGTACGTGGCAATCAACTGAGCTTCCGGTAGAGGAACCTTAGCCAGTACAGACTCATCGACAATAGCCTGACCCTTCTCAGTGAACACCTTAGGCTTCCATCCTAGCTCCATCAGCTTCTCTCCGATCTGCTTTCTACTTCCGGGATTGAAAGTATCAATGCAGTCTTTAATGGGCTTGCCACTTGTCTTGTGGAACCTTGGTGTAACTGTTGGAGGCCATCTCTCTTGCATCTGCTCATAGATTCCAGCCATCTTTCCCTTGATGTCAGCAAGTAAGCAAGTGGCATAGACTTGATCGAGTTTGAATCCATGACGTTCCTGTTCAGAGATGATAGCTGCTACCTTATGCTCAAGAGTAAGGCTTTCTTGTGAAAAGTCTTTCTTATTGAGTTCATCAGTAAGATGAGTATAAAGATTACAAGTGACCTCAACGTCCCTAATGCAATAATACTCCAGAAGAGCCATGTGAGGAATGTTAAAGCACTCACCTTTGTATTCCTCTCGTCGTTCCATCAACCATTCCCATATCCTTTTGTAGTCAACTTTCTTAACTGTCCCCATCCTGTTGCCCCATGCGTCTAAGCTGTGACCGTTCTCTACTGAGGGATCTAGCAGTCTTGAGGCTATCAGTGTATCGAACACTTGGTTCAAGCGAATCTTCGTACCCCAGAGCCGATTCAATATCGGGAAATCGAAGCCTATTCCGTTCTGAGCGATTATCAACGTAACGTCCTTTAAATACTCCACGAGGCTGTCTGCTGCTTTCCATACGTTCACTTCTCCACTGTCAATGTCCTTAGTTACCACCATCCAAATCGTGTTGTGATCTAAGGTTGTCTCTATGTCCAATACGATACGCTTCATATTCTGCTTTCAAGTCTTCATAGTGGTGAATGAGTAACTGATACTTATCCTGCATTTCATAGTACTTAGTTTCCAAGTCCAACATTCTACCAGCTATCGTGTCTACGTCAATCATGTTACCTTACCTCTATAAGTTAGTTCAGGGCAATGATACAGTGTACCCTTCCAGTCAGTATGGTAGGCAGTCTTTACAGGGTCTACTGCGGTTACTAGTAATGTATTCCTCTTACGTTCCTTAGCTCTTCTCCTGTAAGCATTGGCCTTGTCTCTGTTGGCTTTAGCCCATGCTCTTTGTTTCTGTCTATTATTCTCCTTACGGGCTTCAATGATAGCATCAGCTTCCTCTTGATTCTTAACATTCTTAACCCACTTGCTCATTTTGCAGCCTCCATGTACAGACCCACGTTACCTAGTGCATAACCTACAAAGGCTATACCCAGACCAGTATTCCCTTTGTAGAGTAAGTCCACAGCTACGACAGTGTAGACCACTCCAACTACAGCAATTAACCATGCACTCATAAGACCTCCTCTTGTACCTCAACCATGCGACCAGTGTTCATGTCATACTTAAGCACACAAGCTGGCCCTGTATAACCATTGTAACGATTCTTAGCTACAGCCACCTTAGTCATGTGACGTTCATTATCATCTGCTGCCATGCTGTTACGCTCCAAGGTAATCACAGCATCACTCAGCTGAGCAATAGCACCTGAGCCTCTGAGCTGAGACAATGAGACACTGCCCCCATCTTCGTGACCTTGGTTCCCCTGCAGTCTACGAAGGTGACTGACACAGATCAATGTGATCTCCAGCTCTTGCACCAGTGTACGAAGCTTCGTCATCATGTTATCAATAGCCTTACGCTCATCTCCATTGTCTTGACCAGATATAACAATACTGATGTGGTCAAGAAAGATAACCCTGCAATCGCAAGCTTTAGCCATGTATCGGATTCTGTTGGCAATGTTGTCAACGTCACTGCTGCCGAAATGGTCAAAGAGATACACACGATTAGTACCAAGTGTTGCATCGAAAGCATCTTTAAGTTCCTTCTCAGTGGTAGGTGTGTCAGGCAAGTGCAGAAGCTTGTTAGCGTGTAAGCTCATGATACTTCTAGCAGTCTTACGAGTGGACTCTTCAAGGAATAAACCTCCAACATTCCACTTGGTAGTGTTCAGTATATTGAACAATATCTCTCGCAGGAATTGACTCTTACCTAGTCCAGATCCTGCAGTGACTGTGATTAACTCCGATGGCCTCATACCATACAGGAGCTTGTTCAAGCCCTTCCAAGGGTACATAGCCTCAGCCTTAGCCTCAGGTTTAATGACTTCTTCCCACAATGAAGCAGCATTGATAATGCCATCAGGGATGTACACCTCAGCCTTCCACCACTCATTCACAAAAGCTTTGGTAGCACCAGCAATCAGGTAGTCACAGGCATCTTTGTAGCCACTCAAGTGCTTTACAATCTTAGCCTTTTGACCGAACAGTTCAGCTACCTCTTTAGAAGCCTTCTTACCCGGCTCATCAGCATCAAAGCAGATCACAATACTATCGAAGGAGTTAAGCCACTCATACTGTGCCTTGCAGTCCTTTAAAGCGGCCTGTGCACCGTTTCTGACTGACACCACAGGGTAGAGGCTACCATTCATCTGAAAAGCTGCTAGAGCGTCAAGCTCTCCTTCAGTGATGGTGACTGCTTTGCCACCAGCGTGAAAGAGCTGCTGTCCGAAAAGCCTAGCATTCGTGAATGTTCCAAGAATGCTGAAAGTTTTGTCTGCCACTCGTCTAAGTTTTGCTGCAACAGGTGTTCCGGCATCGTCAGTGTAAGGATAAAAGTGTTGTCCATTCTCTTGTGTAACTCCATATTTCTCACAGGTTTGCTGGGTAATACCTCTGTCAGGTATTGCTTTAATCTGACCTTTAATCTCTAGCATTGTTTGCTTTCGTGGTGCTACTGCATCTCGCATAACTGACAGTTCATCAGCATCCATCTCATTGTAGTAAGTGTTGCATGAAAAGCAGTAGGTGTGATTGTCATCATACAACCCGTTAGCGTCTGAACTTCCACACGCATCACAGGCAATATGCTTAATGAGTTTAGACTCAGTCTTAGGTTTACGTACTAGATTTAGTTTCACTATCTCTGTCCTTACGTAGTTCCTCTATGACCTTCAATGCTCTCACATCAAGGTAGCCATAGTAGATTTCACCCCTGAGTTGGAAGGCTGTGAAGTTCTCCAGTAAGGCTAGACAATCAGCCTTTAACTTATGATCTTCAGCAGTGTCACCAAAGTGTGACGGAAAAGGCCAAGGTTTATTCTCATCAATGTTCATTTTACGTTCTCGTTGTTCACTTGCTTAGTACCAGTTTAATTAAAGTTACGATAATGACAAATATAGCCATCACCATGCGAATGGGTCTTCCTGAGCTGCTACATGACCGCTATGAGCCTTGTTCAAGACGGCCTCAGCAACATGAGACATAACCTTATCACGACCATTGTTCATAACCAATTCAGCCATGCTATCAATGACAGACCAATACCAGCATTCATACTGTACCAAGTCCATGTCAACATCATCATCAAACAGTTCTATAGACATAAATTATCCTTTCAATCGTGTCTTACGACACTGGGTTTATTGTCCAACTTTCACACTTTAAAGACTTATAAGTATATTACTTAAATAATACTTATATAGTGTATTTAACTTCTATGAATCATCCTAGATACTTTGTAGTATCTTTAAAGTTAGGGTAGCACACAATGTACAGATTGTCAATGATCTCCTTCAGTGTTGGTGTCGCTAACGTGACAGTCATCCTCTTCAGTCTCAGCACTGTCATCAATGTCATCTGAGGATATAAGGTCTTTCCTGTCCTTTGTAGGTAGGTGAGAGTCAGCCTGTACCGCTTTAAAACATTGCTGACATAGGTCAATGAATGTCCCTGTCACTGCGTGCTTTCTAGTGGCTTCGTAGTCTGTCAATGATCGATCACAGGCGAGGCATCTCATACTTGTCCCCTTGCTCTGATGGCATCAGCCATTGCCAAGTAGTACTTCTCATCACATAGATTTGCACACGCTTCACGCTCTTCAGCAATAACTCTTTCAACAAGTGTCATCAAGTGTTGAGTGCTAACGTGCCATGACTTGTACTCACGGTTTTGGTCTATAGCCTCATGCAACATAAAGGCTATTTGTTCTGCAGTGTATGTCATACGTCTTCCCTTACTTCGATTAAATCCATTTCTTCAGGGTCATACCCAAGCTGCTCATAGACCATGCTTTCAGCTTCTTCCTCACTTGAAGCATACACCCATATATCCATTGTTGGGCTTACTTGGTAACAATACTCGTTCATTTTCTTTGGTTCCTTTATCCAGTCTTTTAAGTCAACATCTGAGATCATAGTTTAAATATCCTTACAAGTTGTGTGGTTATAGTTGCAAAAGTGTTGTTTTTATGCTACAATGGTACATTCTTTGGAGAATTCACCATGAAAGCACCTGAAAGAGCACGCCTCATAAAGATTTATAACCAACTTTATGATCGCTTGTACCTTGAAGAAGGTTATGTTTGTTTCTATTGTAACGATGAAGCTGAAAGTTTAGACCATGTGCCTCCTTTGGCTTGGATTGAAACCTATTCAACAAAAACACTACGTGAAAACAAGATTCCGTTTGCTTTAATCCCTTGTTGTTCTGAGTGCAATCGTTTGCTATCAGATCGAAGACTTTTAACAACCGAAGATCGTTTGGAGTTCCTCGAATTGAAGTATCAAAACCTTTACACAAAGGTTGTCGCATGGGATGAAGACGAAATAGCTGAGATGGGTCAATCATTTCAAAAGTCCATTAAACAATATTCTAAGCGCAAGGATGAACTTGCACGTAAAATTCAAGCTGTTAAAAACAGGTCTACAAGGCCATGGACATTCCCGACCTTCCAAAACCTTACCTAATGTAAAATGATGGCTTTAAGAGGCCATAGATGGCTTCCAAAGTGCTATTGTTGTCATGGTCAATGGTCTGTTGTTCAATCTTCTCAAGCTTATAAGCCTTTGATGCTTGCCATTCAAGGTCTGACCACTGACTATGTGAGATAACCTCAAGGACATTTGAGCTTCTATAGACCACAGAATCTAAGTCTCTGCAGTCCCCGTCTTCGTCAATCTGACATTGAACATCAACGATAGCCCCTGAATCCTCTAATTGACCTACAAAGTGAAAGGTTATTGTGTCGATAGTCATGATTGTGTGTCCTTACGTTGTACATGATGGGCAAATAGCCACTTATCACCTAGGTTTCTGATTGATCTCACCCATTTAAGCCTATAACTTCGTCGCACGTGCTCAGGCACATCGTAAGACTTGAATAGTTCACGTGAGTGTTTTAGTAGTTTAGTATTCATTTTAATCCTTATCTGTCATTGTCCACTGTAATCCATGCTTGCCGTGTCACTGTATCATACATAATTTCATCGCCAATGTTGATACATGCACCGGATCTGCAGCATAGCCCCTTAAACCTTGCCCTCATACGTTTTATCATGTTTTCTTTCCCCTTAAAACCTTAATAGACCTTTTATATAGCTCGGAGCATGCATCGTTCACTTGATCCCTATACTTGCCCTCTGCAGCACTATTGCCGATTGATTGCATAGCCCTTGCCGCCAATGTAGCATCATCGATGATATAGCGCAACTGTTCTTTGGTTTTGCGCTTGTAATCGTTTATTTGTAGCATGTTATTCCCCTTGTTTTAACTGAGCACAAATTGCATTGTATATAGCACGTTTATCCATGTAATAACCGTGATCGTTATCGTTCACGCCAAAATTGTGCCATTGATTGAACCGTTGATTTTCTAGAATGTCACTTCTAAGGCTATGCCATTGGGAATAGTGCCCAATAAAGCCCCTTAAATTGTAATGCGCTATAAACCCGCTTGCAAGATATAAAAATTGATACCCTTGCTTATTAAGCTTATCGGGATCTTTGCAAGCCCTTACAATGTTGTTGACAATGCGGGTTTTTTGTAATGATGTATAACGTTTAAGCATTTTATTTGATCCCGGCAATGGTTTTTAGTTCAAGCTTTAAAAGCTTAGCTTTATCGCCCCGGAAGCTTGAAGCATTAGACAAAAAGTATAAGACAATCGATCTTGCATCGTCATAACCATAACGATCATTGATTGACGATAGATCCCGCATTGCTTCTAAGTACGGTTTTGCCGCATAGTTGACCTTAGGCCATGCTTGATAGATATCCCGTGCAATAACGTGCAGCGGACGAACGGTTTCAATAGTATTTGACATTTTAATTACCCTTACTTTGGATTAAAAACCTACAGAAAATTGTAGGATATAGCGCACGTATGAGCATGCGCTACATTCTAGAATCTAGCATCATTAATGCATGGCAATGATAATTGGCACGCCCTTCAAAGCTTGCATGCCGCATGCATGGCCCTTGCCCGTGCACGTGCCGCATGTTCCCGGACATGGGAAAGCTTTTCCCTCGAATGCTTGTCTTAAAGCTTTGACGGTTTCAGGCTTGCCGTGATCACTTGAACGTACTTTTTTGCCTATACGAACGGCAATAAATTCGCCCCTAGTTATAGACAAGGTTTTAATGGCCGTGATCATTGCACCATGTGCATTGTGGCCGCCGGATATATTTAGCACATAATTAGACGGCAATTCGCCCGCATAAGACATAATTTGATTGAAGCTTTTTGAATAACCGTAAACCCTTGCATTAGGAACCGTTTTAATTAGGTCGAACCAGAATTTCACGTCATTGTCGCTGCTAAAGTCACCGTCAACATATAGACGAACGTCATATTGTGAACCCTTAAACGATGCATCTACAATGTGCAAAGCTTTGACGATAGCAGCGGGAGCATAGCGCATTAAGTATGCATTTTGGGCTTGTCTCATAAATGCAGCGGGATAACGCCATGCACGGAAGCTATAGCAAAAATCTAAGCATTCACCCGCTCCCGGACATGTAACACCGGGCAAGCTTGAAAATGATACGAACGGCAACTTAGAATTACCGTTCAAAGAAAACACACTATAATTAGGATCTAAGGTTTTAAACGTATGCTCAAGCTTTGCAAAATTATCTTGCCAACCTTTTCCGGTGAACATGCTAGAAGCTTGCAAGCCCTTCAAAGCTTGCATGGCACTATGTTGCGTGCCGCCTTGAATAGCTATTGCAAGCCCTTGCAAAGCTTTGAATTTTTGAGCACTATTTGAAAACAGTTTAATTTGCATGGTATATCCCTAGTTTATTTTGTGAGCACGTCAAAGTATGCAAGCATGCCAATGGCAAGCATAAGCCCTATAAGTACGGCAAAGCATATGTCAATTAATTTATCTATCATTTTAGATCCCCTTTGCATAATTACGTAAGGTTTTGATATAACCCAGCTTGTCACTATGATTTTGTATATTACCTTGCCATGCGACTACAATTGTGCCTGATTTTCGTACGCCTAAAAAACGCCCCTTGTTGGCCTTGTCTCCGGCATATATCATTTGTCCGGCTTGCACGTACTTGAGCAGATCCGAAGGGATAGCCCATATGTCAAATGTATTTTGATATCTCATGATAATTACCCTTTGGTTTAGTGTTGCGATGTATGTATTATTAAGCTTGAACCTTACGTGAACCTTACAAATAGACAATTTATTAAATTATTTTAAATATTTAAACCCTTAGGTATAAACCCTAATGCTTTTTATGCCGTGAACAGTTTAAACGACCTATAAGCGATTATTTCCGTTTTGCATACTAAACCCTTCGCAAGTGTTATCCACACCACAAGTCATAGTTATCCACAATTTCAACTCTTATATAAGACTTTGCCTGTGCATAACTCATACCCCTGCTAGTATGTTATCCACAGCCTGTGAGTAACTTGTGCATAACTTTAGAGATACCCTGTGCAGTATGTTGCATACCCTTGGGAGTATCTTGGATACCCTACCCAGTACTTCTAAGGGTAAACCCTGTGTTGCTTTAAAACAACATCAGAGGATCCTGCATCGTCCCTCACACGTGACCTATGCTAAATGCGAATGATTCCTATTTAGATCTAGATAGTATGTACACTTATGACTTTAGAGTGAGTGCTTACTAACTTCAGAGCATCTACAATGTAAGTGAGTACTTACTTCATAGGGGGAGGGTCATCGTAGCTATGAATGTTATTGTAGGAGCCTCTGAAGTTCACAAAAAAGTAAAACTAAAAAGGACTAATTAGGGACAGATGAAGTAACCATAAGTACTTGATTTATAAAGTAAAAGTAGTGTAGACTACAAAGTATCTAAAATGTAGGTACTTGTGTGTAAGTACAGACACTTTGTAAGGGAACTTCAGCGTAGCGTTAAAGTGAACATAAGTGTGACTGAAATCACATAAAAGTAAAAATATATGTGTATAAGACAATAAAAGCTTGACAAATAGACATAAGTGTGATACAATATTCTATATAGCAAATAACTATGTTTACTAAGTAGCCTGACCCCACTACTAAGTTAAGACTAAGTAGGCTGATATGTACACCCTAGTAGGGGAACATAGTAGTTAAATACCACTTAAATTAAATATTATAAGTAAATTAATATTAATTAACTTAGTAAGTATATTTATATGTCTTATAACTTAAATATAATGTCTTAGTACTTTATAGTACTACACTTGGATGTCTCCCTATAAAGGACAAAGACGATGGAAGTAAAGCAAGATGATAGTGTCTCAATGGTTATGTCTCCCAAACTGCGTGGTAAGGGTAGACCTCCAAAGACTGACCTTCAAGCAGTTAAGAACAGAACAAAGAATAAGGTAGGTAGACCTGTAGGTGATGCAGGTAGACTTCAAGAGTTCAAGGAAAGATTACTAGCCACAGGCGGTACTAGAATCCTTGATAAGATGATTCAGATAGCTTTGGATGATGAACATCCCGGACAGATGGCAGCAATTAAGTTAGCAATGGATAGGATATTACCAGCTTCAGTATTTGATGCAGCTAAGAGTGGTGGTAGTATGCCTCAGATTAGTATTAACATTAGTGGTCTTAATAGTCCTATGGTTAGTACATCAGACGAGGTAATAGACGTATGACGGAACTGAACTTTAAACTGCTTAAATGGCAACAAGAAGTATTTAAGAATACTCATCGCTTTAAAGTAGTTGCAGCTGGTCGTCGATGTGGTAAGTCTAGGTTATCGGCAGTGTCTTTGCTTATTGAAGCACTTAACTGTCCTGAAGGTTCGGCTGTAATGTATATTGCCCCTACTCTGGGACAAGCCCGGTCGATTCTTTGGGACTTGCTACATGATCTTGGAAGACCTGTAATTAAGTCAAGTCACGTTAACAACCTTGAGATTACACTGGTTAATGGGCGTAAGATTCTAGTGCGAGGAGCTGATAATCCCGACTCTTTGCGTGGTGTCTCACTAACTTATGTTGTCCTAGATGAATGTGCTTTTATTAAACAAGATATTTGGGAAAAGGTAATTCGAGCTTCTTTGTCTGACCAAAAGGGACGAGCTTTGTTTATCTCAACACCCAGCGGTAGAAACTGGTTTTATGACATCTTTAATCTTGGAAAAGATACTGATGACGAGGAATGGAAGTCATGGCACTTCACCACTCAGGACAATGAGACTATTGATCCTAAGGAAGTTGAGGCTGCTAAGAGAACACTGAGTTCATTTGCATTCAAGCAGGAATACCTGTCTAGCTTTGATACTGCAGGTGCAGATGTCTTTAAAGAGGAATGGTTTAAGACTGCTGAAGAACCTCAGTTTGGTACATACATTGTAGCCATTGACTTAGCTGGCTTTGAAGAGGTTGGTAAGAATGCA